TACAACTCGAGCGTAATGATGTGGAAAGATGGGACTGTTCATCATATATGGGAGCACTTTCAATCAGATCCAGATTACTTTATGGTTAAGTATTTTGGCGACGACAGGTTCTTGTGGCACGAAGATTTTAGATTTAATTATTTTCCGAAAGGCGAGATTTATTCGTTTGTTTATGGTGCAGACTATTACGGTATAGATGACCATAACAAATCTTTCTACTATCGCCCAAGTTACACAATAGCATTATTAAATGGATTAGACCAGTTTCCTGGAGCAGATAAAGAGTATGATGAACTTCGTATGCATTAAGTGGGGCGATAAGTATCCCGCCAAATATGTGAATAATCTTTACAATATGGTAAAGAAGAACTACACCAACCTTTTCACATTCACGTGTTATACGGATGATGCCGATGGTTTAATTTGCGATACTGCACCTATACCTGATGATGGTATCCTACATCCGAAATATTGGTTTGGCAAAGAAACCTTCTGTTTCGACAGAGCAAAGTTCTCAGTATTTAATTCGCACAACTGGTTAGGGTACGTAGGTAACTGGTGTTATTTTGACCTTGACGTAGTAATCCAAGAAGATATAACTGAGGTTCTGGAACTTGCACAGAAACCTCGCATCATTCAATGCCGCTGGCAACCACAATCACAGAAACATGACAGACTGTTTATTGACACCAGAGGAACTTTTTTCAACTCTAGTATGATGCTTTGGCCTGGTAAATCATGCGAACATATCTACAACGATGCCATCGAGAATTCCGAATCGATATTTAAAACTTTCTTCAAGGGAAGCGATAATTATCATTACTGGAGGCAGAGAGACTTCTGGAAAGATATTCCAGGTGGATGGATCTATTCTTGGAATCGAGGAAAGCATCATCCAGATGACATTGAAAGATTTAAGTTTCGACCCGATGCTAAGATTTGCTTGTTCAATACAGATAATGTTCCTCATCCTTCCGCCAAAGAGCAAATAGAACTGGTAGATTGCCAAGATGAAAATATTATTGGATTGTGGAAATGAGAGTTAATTACGTCTGCTGTAAATGGGGTACAAAGTATTCCGCTGAGTTTGTCAACCGTCTTTATAGAATGGCAAAGAAGCACACCCCTGATAATTTTGAGTTCCATTTCTATTGCTATACAGATAACAGCGAAGGTTTTGATAATGAAATTAAAGTCATCGACTTCCCAGACATTCCCAACATCCATCCGAAATACTGGTTTGGATCTGAGGATTTCAAATACGGCATGGCACGTTGTTGGGACAGACCAAAGACGTTCATCTTCAATACACATAACTTCGCAGACGATAAACCCACTGGAAGATTTGTCTTTTTCGACCTTGATGTTATCATTCAAAATGATTTGTCGCCGATCATCACTTATGACCTAGAGAATCCTACCAAGTTACGCTCGTGGTGGCAAGACCCTCGACCCATGAAGACTCGAAACTTTAAGTTGGCGCATGGTGCTTACACTAATGGTAGTTGCATGGTTTGGTCAGATGATCAGACAGAGTGCATCTGGCAGGATGTTCTAGAACATCAAGAGCGTATTTGGTTCACGTTCACCGATGGAACTGACAACTATCATAGTTGGCGATGGGGTGACTTTAGTGATACTCCACTTTGGGCACACTTCCCAAGCACATTTGCTTACTCATACAATCGTGGTCGTAACTGGCACGAAGGTGATTTGCAAGTAGGCATATATAGAAAGGACTGTATCCTTTGTGTGTTTAATGTTGACTTGTTACCATTTCAAGATAACAGCAGAGGCAAAGTTAAACAGGAGTCGCTCGTCGACCCTGATCTTTTAGAGCATTGGAATATTTGATGATTAGTATTTACACAGTTAAGTGGGGGTTCAAATATGATTCAGAACATGTTAATCGTGTTCTTGAACAATGCAGAAAACATATAACAACTGATTTCGACTTTTACTGTTTGACTGAACATCCGATTGGATTGCATCGTGATGTTATAGTAATTCCCTTCCCCGAAGATAACTACTATGAAAAATGGTGGAACAAATTGTATTTGTTTGATCGAGGAGTTGTACCCCAATATGGAGAAAAACTTTTCCTGGATCTTGATATTGAAATTCAAAACAATATTGATTGCATCGTTGATCATGACCCAGAAGATGGACTGACATTTGTTCGCACCCATTGGCACGACATGAGAAAAATGAAACGAGACACAAAAGATATTCCTCGTGCATATACAGATCTAAATTCCAGCGTGTTGAGGTGGAACGATAGATTGGATGTCAATAAGATTACCAAGTTTGTCACAGATTATCCTGATCAAATGTTTTTTCATTATCGCGGTCTTGATAATCTATTCGGGCACAAGAGAGAACAACTATTAAAAATTAATTTTTTCCCAGATGGTTGGGTGTATAGTTACAACTACGGATACATGTGGCCAATTGATGTGCGGGAACAAGTCCTCCGCGAAGAACCACTTATTTGTTTATACGATTCAATGGAAAGACCACAAGATGTTAAATTATAATTACTTAAATAATTACCGAAACTGGGGCGACGGATTAGATAAGATCGCCCACGAAATGCCGTATAAGCATGACGATTTCCGTAAATCTATGAATCCAAATACAATGGATGCTGCCATTTGGTTAGTAGAAAACTTACAGAGACTTACTCGAGGTCCTGATCCATTGAATATAACGATTCTAAATTCTTGGTTGGGATTTCCTTTAGTTCCACTTCTCTGCGAAAATCTAAATGTCAAGAAACTCAACTTGATCGATATTGATAAAGATGCATTAGAACTGTCTAAGGTTTTCAATCGTTACTATAACAACGAGAGAGGAATTGAACTCAATCACATCAATTGGGATATTCCGTTTGCATATCATGATATCAATGCATTAGAAACAGATGTAGTAATTTCTATCGGGTGTGAGGCAATGTATCCTCTAAAGAAAATGACAACAGCAAATCCAGATTGTATCTTTGCCTGTCAATCGTCAAATGTTTTTAGAGAGATGTATGGCATCAATTGCGTTCCAACACTCGAAGAGCATATTGAGAATGTTGGAGTTACTGATGTTTTCTACGAGGGATCTATTAAGCAGTCATATTACAGTTGGGATGGTAAGGTCGAGTTCGATCGGTTTATGGTAATAGGGAAAAAATAATATGGGTAGAGCAAGAGTCGTGGCACCACCACCACAAGATCATATTCCAGAACCTTTAGTATCAGCACCACCTCCACCAGAGGAAGTGGTTGCAGAAGAATGGATCGAAGGAAATTTCCAAGAAGAAATTATCGAAGTTGAAATTATTGAACCTTCTCAAGAAGAACTTGATAGGGAAAGAATCGCACAAGAAAAATATGAAGAATTGCAGCGAAAGAAAGCAGAAGAGGAATCTAGAATTTCTGCTGAGTTGCAAAATTTACGCGAAGAAAACCAAAGACTTACCCGTGAAAAAGAAGCAGCGGAAAGAGCAAAAGAAGAACAAATTGTAAAGATGCGACAACAGGCAACTGATCAGCGCAACAATCAACACATGATTCAATTAAACATGACACCAAAAATTCCATCGTTAATTAGTAAAATTAAAACACTATTTAGAAACCGTCGAATTAAGTCTGCTACAAATGTTGGAATTAAAAACTATGAAACTGCAATCCTCGAGCGAGCAAGAATTGCAGTTCCTAAGTTATTAGATGATATTGAAAAAATGCACGAGCAGTTGACTATCCTAGAGGATCTACTCACAAAATATAGTGAAGTTAAAAGTACTCAGGAAAAGTGAGAAGCATCTTCACCTGAGATATCTTCAATCATTGACCGCCAAATTTCTAGATGCGGCACAACATATCCTAGTGTCAATCTCTTAGCAGTATTACCACAACAGTGATATACGATTTTGTTTGGATCGCTGCGATCGCCAAAGTGACCAACCTTGCATGACCAACCAACAGGATCAACCATAGTTACGATTTCTTTTGTGACTGGATCCAAATAGCGGAAGAACCCACCATTTTCTTCTGCATTATATGTGATCAGAATATTGTATCCCGATGCATTCCAGTTGGTGTGCCATCCCATAAAACCATTCTCGGGATAGTAAGTAAACACAGCATTATTTCTTGCGCCAAGATAACTGATCAATTCTTTATTAGTTTCTTGCTGCCTTCTGCCATACTCAGAAGGGAACCATGGTTGTCCATGTGCCTGAGACATGTCAGTGCACCATGCAACATCAGGAAATCCAACGTGATTGTGTCCCTTATTGACGATATGATTCATATACTGCTCATCAGTAGCAGTGTCGACTGTCAATCCACCACGACGCTTATCTTGCATTTCTTGTGGACCGAGGACAAGATGTTGATCATTTTGAGCAAAGAACCATTCTGTGAATGGATCTAGAATGTCAGTTAGTTCTTTGGAAACTGAATTTGTAAATTGTAACATCAATTAATAACCTTCAAAAATCTTGCAAACCCGTGGGGATTGTATAGTGATAGATCACTCTTGGTTGCCCCTGAAGTTCTTCTTCTCTATATCCAGAAACAAAGTTCCATCGAGCATCAGGGTCGGGAAATCTGCCTGTTTTGACGCCAAAGTCAAACAAGTTTAATAACCTCCACATTGTAAATGTGTCCCATTCCAATGCCCCAGCAGGATAATGTTTACGATCCCAATCAGGTTTATTCTGTTCCCAGTATTCATCATACCAAGCACGCATCATCTTCAATGTTTGAGGATTATTGCGGTATAAGAAAATACCGCAATGTTCGGTCATCTCTTCAGTTTCAGATAACTTAGTCAGCGCTGCATTATATGGGCGATTCGCAGTGAATAATACGTCTATGTCGTCTGGGATCTGCTCAAAGATCTTTTGAATATCTTCGTGTTCAACTTCGGTATCACAGTCCATATAAACAGTCAGGTCGTATGGTGTCTGATCGAGCGCCCAAAGTTTTGCTCGTTTATCGCGAGGAACATTTTCGGTTACTACGTTATCGAAGATCTCATAGTCGGATGGTTGCACCCATTCTTCGTGTGTGAAGAATGTAATATGCGCATCAGGATAATAATCCTTTAATGAGATCGCAGAGTTTCTTGCTGCCCTGTAATAACCTTTGCGGCGAGTGGCAACATATAAGAATCCATTATTCGGCATTCGTTTCTTCCTGCATCAGTAGCATTACTGTATATGCAGTGACTTCCATGAAAGTCTTAGACTTGCGAATCTTAGACTTTAGATCGCGATTCTTAGAGTTCTTGACTACATCGATTTCGAAGGCATCCAACTTAGCAGCGAACAACTGTTCTTGCTGCATGCGAGTCTTGTCAACCTTCTGGCGTTCAAGATTTTGTTTGATTTGTTGGTTGCGATCTTCCATGCGCCGATCAGTATTGGCATCGATCTGCCCAATACTGAAGAGACGCATCACTTCTTCGTAGTCACGATTGGTACCATCATTCATGATGGATGCAGTAACACGCTTATTGGTATCAGGATAGAAAAACTCAGCGATAATATGCTGACGTTCTTTGTTCGCCCAATAAGGATTTTCGATCTTGCGAGTAACTACAGGTGAGGTATTAATCAATTCAATTCTCCATTAGAAATAATAGTCATGTTAACAGTATATATAATAATTGCTACAAAGTCAATAGATTTATGCAGTTTTTACCCACAAATATACTGTTGAGATAGTGTCTTTGGTCGCTTGAATGGTCGCACCAGAATAGGTTCCTGAGAACGACTGCGAATAAGATCCGCTGTAGAAACCAGTATAGGTAGCAGTTCCTGCATAGAATCCAGTATAGTTACCAGTAAAGTTACCTAGATATGTTCCCGTATAGGTGGCAGTTCCTGTATAGAATCCTGTAAAATTGCCCGTGTAAAATCCAGTATAATTACCTGTATAGTTTGCAGGACCAATATAGTTACCAGTAAAGTTTCCAGTATATGTACCTGAATAGAATCCAGTATATGTAGCAGTTCCGATATAATTGCCAGTAAAGAAACCAGTGTATGTTCCACTATAGAAACCAGTATAGGTTGCTGGTCCAATATAGTTACCTGAGAAGAACCCAGTATAGTTACCTGAATAGAAACCAGTATAGGTTGCTGGTCCAATATAGTTACCAGTGAAGTTTCCTAGGTAGTTACCTGTATAGTTACCAGCATAATTGGCAGCATAGTTTCTAGATCCAGAGAAATACCCCACATAATTTCCGCTATATGTTCCTGCATAGTTGCCTGCATAGTTTCTCGAACCTGAGAAATAACCTAAGTAGTTACCAGAAAATGTTCCGGAGAAATACGATATGTAGTTACCAGTGTATCCTGGACCAACGAATCCACCAAAGAATGGATTATATGTTCCTGCATATGCGGTAGCAAAACCAGCACCAATATAATTACCAGAAAAGTTGCTGGCATAGGATCCTGCATAGTTTCTCGATCCCGCATAGTAACCAACATAGTTACCTGAGAAGTTACCTGCGTAGGATCCTGCATAGTTTCTAGAACCAGCATATGTTCCTAGGTAGGTGCCACTGAAGTTATTTGAATATGTTCCAGAGTATGGCGCAGTGCCTATATAACCGCCAGCATAGTTACCACTGAATCCACGAGAATATGAACCAGAATACGGCGCAGTGCCTACATATCCACCAGCATAGTTACCACTAAATCCTTGTGAGTATGACCCAGAGTAAGGCGCAGGTCCAACATATCCACCAGCATAGTTACCACTAAATCCTTGTGAGTATGTTCCAGAATACGGAGCAGTACCTGCATAGGTTCCTGAATAAGTACCAGAAAAGTTACCCGCATAAGTTCCAGAGTAGTTTGCTGGACCTACGTAACCACCAGTGAAATTGTTTGCAAAAGTACCAGAGTATCCACCAGAGTAGTTTGCTGGACCTACGTAACCACCAGCATAGTTGCCACTGAAGTTACCGACATAGTTACCCACATAGTTACTAGGAGAAATTTGTTCTCTAGTGTCAGTTGTTGCGTCACCAAGTTGGACCCATGTTCCACCAGATGGTGTGGAAGATTGAAGTTTGTATGTTCCTAGACCAGAATCAATAATTCTATTACGGAAACTTGGAAGCATCTGTAGAATCTCACCTGAAGACATTTCTTTAATGTCCTTGGTATTGATCAGTTTAAGTGGTTTAAGACTTGTATCTGGTGTGCTAGTCGCCGCAGTTTTCTGCCAAAGATAAGTGAGAGTATTTCCACCGTTTGCAACATCAGTCAGCGTATAACGGGAAACCCAAGTTCCGCCGCTAGGGGCAGTCGCTTGCAGACGATACTGTCCAGCAGTATACGAACTTTCAGCGACCATCGCAGAAATAGCATAATCAAGTAATTCACTATCAATTTCTGCATCAGACATTTCTTTGATGCGGTCGGTAGAATATTTGATCGGTCTATTGGTAATACTTTCAGTCGCTGCGGCAGATACCTGCTTTGCGTAATATGTTACAGTATCAATCGCACCAGTCGCTGGGTGAGTTCCTGTCGCCTCTTGACGATCTGTATCAACAAAGGTTCCGATTGCAGTTCCTGTGCCAGTATTATTTGTAGTGATATTGATTTCACCCGTACCTGCACCATCAGCATTCGCACCAAAGGAAACTGTTAGGATATTTGCTACATAATTTTTAATTTCATCTACAGACATTGCCTGCAACCCCTGCATATTTGCAGAGGAAACAGGTGTCGCAGAAGATTTAATTCTAAGAACCATAGTTATGCAGTCCTAATCCAAAGTTTAACGGTTGAAACGGTATCCTTAGAAGAAAGTACAGTCGCGCCTGAATAGGTTCCAGAGTATGTACCAGAGTAGTTTCCTGTAAAGTTCCCACTATATATATTGGTGTACGTACTTGTAAAATTACCAGTATAATTACCAGTATATGTAGCAGGTCCAATAAAGTTTCCTGTGTAGTTATCAGTACCAGAGAAATTGCCAGTAAAGTTACCACTATAAGTTGCTGAATACACAGGACTGATGAAAATCGCAGTATAATTGCTGCCACCAGCACCACTATAGAAACCTGTATAGGTTGTAGAACCAGAGTAGTTTCCAGTGTATGGAGTTCCTGGAACGAATCCATTGTAGTTACCCGAATATGTTTGACCATATGCTGGACCTGTTGGTGTGGTATATGTTGGACCAGTATAATATCCAGTATATGTCGATCCTGGAATTGTCGCAGAATATGATGGTCCAGTATAATTTGTTAGTCCAGCGTATGCTACACTTTGACTATACGTTCCACTATATACACCAGTATATGCAACTGGTGCACTGGAGTAGTTTGCTGAATATGAAGTTCCTGGACCACTACTATAGAACGCCGCAAACGACCCT